TCGTTCTCGGCGTCACTGAGAGAAACGCAGGATCCCTCGCGCAGCGTGATGACCTGGTAGTAAGGCAGCGTATTTACGTTTAGCGCCGCGGTCGCCTGCAGCATGGCCTGGCGGATGTTGCCGCGGATCGTGCCGAGAGATTGCCCGGTGCCATCGCGCCGGGTGGTGCCGATCGCCTGGACGGTGCCGAGCTTGTGCGAATCGTAATCCTGGCTGGTGCCGGCCCGGGTTCCGGTCTGGTTCGCATTGGTGCCGGTAACGCCGACGACCAGCGTGATGCGCGGAGTCGTGAGGATCGGTGCTGTCCCGATCAGCACACGCGGGGTCAGAATCTGCGTCGTCGGCAGCGTGTTTTGGAAGTGGGCCTTTAGCGCGTCCTCGATGTTCGTCTCGTAATCAAGCAGCGCTGCGATGGTGCTGGCTGGCATATTAAAAGAACTGCTCGGCAATCGCTTGCTGCTGGGCCTGAAATGGCGTCAGTTTGCCCTCGGCGATCATCTTTCCGATGGTGTCGAAGTAAGACCGCATGGCGTTAGTGCGGCCCTTGATGGCCGCGTTCATAATGCGCTGGGCCTCGTCTGATTTCTTTCCCCAGCCGGTCTGATTATAGGCGGCGATAAAAGGGTTTTCGGCCTTGCGCCCATCCTGGAATACGCCCTTGCCAGGGTAATGCCGCTTTACCCATTCGGGCGCCCGATCTCCGCCTAGTTCAGTGTACGCTCGCACCCAGCCGGCCTTGGCGTGCCCGACGTTGGCCTGGGATGCCAGGATCATCTGTTTAAGCGTGGCCTGGTCTGGCTTTAACGTGACCATCTTAGGCCGAGGGTTTCGGTAAGCCCGGCCGCGCTTGTCGCGGTTAACCCGGTGCAGGCGTTCGTTAGGAATGATCGCCCGGGTCTGCGCCAGTTCCCCCTCGCGCAGCTTGCTCGAGAAGTTCTCCCAGGCGATCGGATCGCCAACGCGGATCAGTTTTCGGATGCTCTCGCTGCGGAATTTGTTAGGATCCAGCGGCCGAAAGATCCGCTCTAGGTCGATGCGCACCCGATCTTTGCCCTGACTAATCGTCTTGGGCGGCGTAATGCGCATAACGTGCTCGAGGAGCAGTTTGCCCTGCACGCTTAACGTACCCATTCCCGGATCAACCAGACCCTCTTTCGCGAGGTCTTGGATCCGCATGAGCCGGAATGCCAGCTCGTTGTCTAGATTCTCGCGGTAATCAAAGGAGATCACGAAAGCCGTTTTAGCCTGAGCGTGTACCACGGGTCGCCGGCAGTGTCGGTCGCGTCGATCTTGTCGATGACGTAGCCCACCCCGCCGTAGGTGATCGTGGCCCGGTTCGCAGGAACCGTCGCGCCCCATTGCGTCTTGCTGGTGCAGCAGTCTAGCTCGACGGTCCTGCGCTGGGAGTGATCTTCGAATAAATAAGTGCTCTCGACCTGGTTAAACACGCCTACCAGGCCAGCCGTTGTCACGCCGGCGAGAGACGTATAGGAGAACGTTTCGCCCATCGTGTCCTCGGCGAATTCCGCGGCCCGCGTGTTCAGATCGTTGAATGCACTCATCCTATACGAGCGTGCTCGGGCAATCGGGGTGTTTAATCCGGCGGAGCTCGCCGACTGCCGCGAAGATCTCCTTGGGATTCGCCGGATAGGTCAGATCGCCGATGTGACTCAGTGCCACTTTCGTGTCGGTGTGGATCTTGCCGCCGAGCTTTCGCCATTCGTGGCAGAGCATGTAATCCTCTGACAGCCAGATGGGATTCCCGGGCTGAACCTCGCGAACTCCAGATTTAAAGTAAGCCCTCGAAGTCTTGAGCGTGTGAACGTCGGGATCATTCGTTCCAAGATTGTACTCGGGCGCCAGGCCGGCCTCGCGGATCGCGTCGAATACGCTGCGATGGATCAGCATGAAGCCGGTGCCGGCGTGCACGACCTCGACCAGCCCGCGCTCGTCGATCTTGGCGCCAGCAAGCCCATTGATCGCGAATTGAGGCACGACGCCCTTGAGCGCGTAAGGTGCGGTAACGATCTTGTGCCCGACCATGCCATGCTGCCAGAGCCGCGCCACCGCGGTGCCAGGGAAAACGATGTCGGCGTCGATATAGAGCAGCCAGTTGTACTTGGTCGCTAGAAACTTGCAGGCGATCTTGTTACGCGCCCGGTCGATGTGACTCTCCTTGTCCAGAAACATGCTCTCGGCCACAAGCGGCTGGAGCTCGACCTCGCCCTGGTCGTTACGGACGCGAATGCGAACGTGCAGCAGCGTCTCGTTGTACGAGGTCATGAAGCCCATCTTAACGTTGCCGCCGTAGCACGGCGTACCGATGACGATCCTATCGGACTCGTCGAAGACCATAGGCGCGGGCGCGTCCTCGGTCTGGCTCGAGACCGCTGCGATCTCGGCAGCGTGGTCTGTTAATGCGTTGCCGGCATCAGCCGGCGCGTGTGCTTTTTTGTTGCTCATCGGAATCGTGTGGTGCTCGCGATTATGTGGCTAACCCAGCCCCCCTTTCGAGAGGCTGGGTAGCACACGATAAACCGGCCGCGAGCGGTGGCCGGGAGTTTGTTAGGCAGTCTTAACGTGCGCGCCGGCGGTGTTGTCACCGAGAGCAGCGCCGAACATGACATCCAGCGAAGCCCACGCGGAGCGGCTCGAGAGAGAGCCCCAGGTGTTGAGCTGGACGGACAGACCGAGATCAGGCAGCGTGATGGTGCGAGAGCCGGCGAGCAGCGAAGCCACGCCAGGATCGACCGTCGGCAGACCGGCCGCGGCGGCGACCGCCTCGGGTCCGACCGCGAATCCGTAGATGTTCGTGCCGGCGCCATCCCAGCGGGTGTTGAGGATGACCGCATCGAAACCATACGAGCCCGGGCGGTAGGACGAATTCTGGATCCCGAAACCGAGCGTGTCGGTGGGCAGCAGCTGCGCGAAGGCAGTGCCGTCGAGGATCAGGTGGCGCATCGAGCTCTTAGCGACCGCACCCCAGAGGGTCTTGGCGTTGGTCGCGGAGAACGAAGCCTGGGCAACGGTGACGTTGCTCGGGAAGTTCGTCGCGGTGATCGGAGCCAGCGCGATGTCGATGATCTTGTTAGCCAAGACCTGCGCGTTGATCGCGGCGAGCTGCTCGAGGCGGAAGCCCTGGTTGAGCTCCTGGCTCGAGAGATTGTAGCTCTTCGAGTAGTGCTTAACCTGGACGGCGACGTTGGTGACGTTCGTGTCACCCGTCTCGAAGTTCGTCGGGTTGGTCTGGACCGCGCCGGCCGCGTTGGCCTTGCGAACTTGAACCATAGCGTTCTGGTTCATCATGTCGGTCGTGAAGTCCGTGCTGAAAGCACGGAGCGGAGCCAGGCGGTTGCCCAGCGTGGTCAGGGTGGCCTCGGCGAGCGTGTCGAGGACCAGGGAGGAGCTCAGGGAATTAGCCATGAGAGTAGTAGGTTAGTGGTTATTATTTACGGGCGGAAAAAGCGGCGAAAAGAGCCTCGCGGTTCAGTTTGCGGAAGGCGCGCTTTTCGGATCCCTCGGGCATCGCCTCATAGCCGGCGAGCATCTCCTCGGGCGTCTTGAAAGCGGCGCTCTTGCGGGCGAGCTGCGCGTGCGCGACCTTGACTGGAGCGACGCCGAGCTGGCGGGCATCGAAGGCAGCGAGATCCTCGACCTTGACCTTGAGCTCGTCGCGTTCCTTGGAGAGCTCGGCAACGGCGGCCTCGGCCTTGGCCTTGTCGGCGGTCAGCGTGGCGATCAGGGTGTCCTTTTCAGCCAGCGCGGCCTTGTGGGTCTCAGAGAGCTTGGAGAGCTCGGCAACTTGCTTCTCGGCCTCGGCCTTGAAGGTGGCGATTTCGGAATCCTTGGCAGCGAGAGCGGCGGCGTCAGGCGCGGCCACAACCTCGGGCTTGGTTTCGGTGGTCATGATGGGAGTCTGTAAAGTCGCAGGCGCGTCAACAGCGGAGAGCAGGCCGTTGGGATTTGCAGCGGGTCGCTGCACCAGATCGGCGGACATCACGTTCGCGATGCGCATGCTGGGCGAGGAGCGGAGCGCGCCGCTGGGAGCAGAATCCCCGAGAGAGGCTGGAATCTCGCTGCCGTCAGCCAGAACCCATACTGGCCGATACTCGAGCACCAGCGAGACCCCAAACTGATCAGGCACTTTCTGCGCGAGCTCGACCAGCTTATCATACGTTGCGCCGGCCTCGCGCTTGAAACTCTCGAGGAACTCGAAGGACTTGGCCTTGATCTTATTTCCCTCGCGGTAGATGCCGCTGAAAAAGCCGATCTCCTGGCCGAGCCGATCGGATCCGGCGCCGTCGTGCTTTAGATAGGCGCGCAGAGACTTGCCAAGCAGCAGCCGCATCGCGTCGTCAATACTCTTGTCGTCGATGTAAAGCCCGTGGCCGGCAGCCTCGATCCCGCCAGTAATCAGCGAGACGTTAGCGAAGCCGCTGGCGTCAGCGGAGAACTCCTGGAGGCAAACGCGATGGCTCATAATTGGTTCAGAATTCGTCAACTTTCGCGCTCGATTTCGAGTACCTTGCGCTCCGCCCAGGTATAGCCCGGATCGCCGCCCCAGAGCGCCCACGCGATGCGGCCGGCGGACGGATAGCCCGGCTCGCCCGGGTTGAATCCCTCGCCCTGCTTGTCCACTTCGTGCCGGCGGAAAAACGACTTCATGCGGAAGATCGTCTCATTAGAAAGTGCCCGGCCGTTAGAAATGTCGCGTGCACGGGCCACACCGACTGCAGTGCCTCCGCGGTTAAACTCCTCGCGCCAGCGTAGCCCGCGGGCGGCCTCCTCGCGCATGGCGTCGGTCGGCTCGGTGTTCACCTGCAGCGCAGCCTGGCAGAGCGCGGCGGCGTCGCTTGGGATCTGGACCGGCACCGGGATCGGCTCGTTAGCAGTCGGCGACAGATCGCCGCGGAGCCCGGGCACCGGCAGCCCGGCGTCCTCGAGCGCTTGGTTTTCAGCGGCGCGGCCGGCGATGTGGCTTTTTAGATCGATGCCACGCTCGGCGCAGATGTCGCTAAGATTGATGATGCCCGACAGATAGTCTTCGCGCTGGGCGGCGGCATCGCGGCCAAAGTCCACGGTCAGCCGCGGCGGCATCGTGAAGGACCACTTCCACCAGTCAGGATTCGCCGGCAGGCGGCCGTTCTTGATCGCCTTCGCGATCGCGTAGCCAACGGCGCGCCGGGCGAACGGCTTAAGGAGATCCTGGCGATCCTCGACGCTGCGCATGGCGGTCGAGATCACGAAGCGTGTATTCGCCCCGCCAAGTGCGCTGATGTCCCAGGCGAGTTCGAACGGCCAGTTGATGCCGGCCATCGCGTTACGCAGAAGCCGGTCCATGAATTTCTGCCAGGCATCACCCGGGCGATCATTCTTAAACGCCTCGAGCTTCGATCCGCTGCCGGCCTTGAAGTGCCGGACCATGCCGCCGAAAAACTCCTTGGCGGCGACATCCTGCGCCACCGACGAATAGCCAGACAGCGCAATCGCTGGGTCGCTTGTGTCAGCCAGGCCGCTCTCGTTGTACTCGATCAGGCCGATGCTTGATGCCAGCGCAGACGCCATCTTTTCGTACCCCTGCACCGTGCGCAGATCCTTTAGATCCAGAATAGCGTGCGCGAAGCCTGGCAGACCGCGGAACTGGTTAATCCAGGCCGGCTCCGCGAGCAGCATCATATCGCGGGCTGTAACGTATTCGCGGACCTCTGGCATCTCCTCCTCGCTGCCCGGCATCTGCGATTCTTCCTCGACGTAGAATGCCACTGGGCGCCCCTGCGGGTTGATGATCACGCCATCGATGCAGCGCAGCCCCTGGTACGGGCCTGATAGCAGAAAGCCCTCGCGATCTAGTTTATCGCTGCTTGGATTATGCACGCCCTCGCTCGGGATCAGCTGGATCGCCGGGAAAGCGGTCTCGTACTCCGTCAAGATGGCGCCCACATCGCCGTCGCGGTCCACGGCAACAGATGCGAGGAAAAGGCTGGTCTGGAAATCGCGGCCGCTGATGTCCGCAATCGGATACCACTCATTGAGCAGCCATTCGCGTGCTCTCTCGCCCCAGGCCTGATCAGCGCCCTCGTATTTCGGCAGCCAGGATCGACCGACAGCATACATCGCCTTGGCGTCGATTGCACCCTTAGCCGGGCCTAGGTTGGCGTAGAGCTTGCGCGAATCACTCAGCAGCTGCTGGCGGTCGGTGGAATTGACCTCGCTCGAGATGCTGCCGATCGTGCGGACCTCGAGCGGCCGGCGCACAATTTCCTTTTGATTCGTCGAGTCGAATAAAGCGCCCAGCGCTGCGCGGAACCGTTGCGGGAGTGGCTTAGGCATAGTCAGCGGAGGAAAGCGGCTGTCTGTGAGACGGGTGCAGTGAATCCAGCGTCAATCGTCTGGATGGCTAATTCGCTCGCCATGATTAGGTCGGCGATCGTCGTCCCCGGCAGAGCCTGGACCGTAATGGATTTACCGTTCAGCGCCGTGCCGACAATCTGCCCGTTCTGGGCGCTCATGTCGGTCCATTTGGAAGCCTGTAGGTCTTCGAGCCATTTCCGCGGATTGGCCGCGTTGTTCCGCCTCGCTTGACGCAGCAGAATGGAGACGAGGATTTTCATCTGAAAACGCTCGGCGCGTCAACGTAGCCCAGCGTGCGCCATATCTATGGCCGAGATCTCGGGCGGCCGCATCTCGCCGGTCTTGCGCAACGTGGAGAACTCGACGCGCATGTTATCGCGCACGATGCAGTATGCTTGACGCAGCGAGCCTTTGATCAGGCTTTCTGGGTGAATGGGACAGCCAGCCTCGCGCAGTTGCTCGAGCTTGCTAAAGGTCTGAAAGTACTCGGCCGCGGCCAGTCCGCCCATGATGGCGAAGCGGTCATTGATGCCACCGAACCGGCCCCACCAGGGTGTTAGCGCCTCGTTAATGATCGGCGTGTAGGTCTGGTCGAATGAGTGGAAGAACAGATCCGGCCGCACGCGCACGAACAGATCAGCATCGCCCACCGGATGATCGCTGTAGAGCTTCCACCCTTGCTCGAGTTGCCAAAGTTGGCGCAAGACAGCCTGCACCGGCACGCTGCGCGCATATGGTTCGAACCGCACGAACTCGGCCGGCTCCGGGATTTCTGGCTGATTTGGCTCGACCTTGCTGATCAGGGTTTTCGGCCGGAACAGCTGCTGCGTGATTTTCCAATCGTCGGCGTCTTCGTCCTGCACCGTAGAAATGTAGAAGTGCAGAGGTTTCGGCAGATGCCTAGCGACATGCCATTTGAACGTGTGCGCGCACGTTTTCCATGTGCGCATGTGGCCGGCGATGATGATAACAGAGCCCATAAGTCAGGAAGTGCGACTTAGCACGAGCAGACCCCACTGCGAATGATAATACTGCAGCACGCACCAGTCGGGGTTATCCGCGAGAAATTCGAAGATGGCCTTAACGATGCCTTCGCCGCTTTCTCCGTCCTGGGCGAACTTGTACGCATCATGCAGCGCGATATATCTGCGCACCATCGGCGAGTGCTTTAACTCCGCCTCGACCTGGGCGGCATTATGCAGAGTATCAATAAACAGCAGATCCGTCGGCTCGATCAGATCCAGCTTCGCCGTGTCGGCGCGGTGCCACTGCCATTTGACCGTCGCGCTGGCTGGAAACTCGAACTGCGGATCGTCGCGATCGTAGGATGTTAGCTCGCCGCCGCCGCCGGCCTCGAGTCCTGCTGCAATGGCAATCGTGCTTTGGCCCGTGCGGATCCCGAATTCCGTAGCCGTGCGGCAGCTTGCGGCCAGCTGCTTTAGCTGGTGCATGTGCGGCAGCATGTCCTTGTGCCCGTGGAATGCGGCGCGCTCCTCGAAGAGAGTCTGCAGTGGTGTCATAATTTCATTTCGCGGAGCTTCGCCGCTCCGTCTGGATTCGCGACATAGGCTTCGTCGATTTTAGCGGCGGCGTATTTTTCAAGTGAGCCAGTTACCTTGAGGGTGTGCAGCGGTGTCCCTTCGATCTCAGCGGTGCCGCTCAGTTGATGCGTGTCTAATCCGCCGGTGTCGTAAAGGTCTTTTATATAGGCGATCGTTTCCTGCTGCTGCTCCTTGGTTTCACCAGGCAGCCCCACCGTGAACGTGCCGTGAACGGTCATCCCTAGCTTTTTCAACATGCGCGCCGTGTCGGCCGCCTTCGCTAGATTTAGCCGCTTATTGATGATCTTATCAATCACGGTCTGCGATCCGCTCTCGAAGCCGAGTTTAACTCCGCGGCAGCCGCATTCGATCATGAGCCTCCAGGTCTCTTCCTTGATCGTGTCGGCTCGGCACATTGCGAACCAAGGCAGGCGGAACTCTTCCATCACCCGGGAGATCAGCCGCGTGTGCTTCTCGGTCAGGTTAAAGGTGTCGTCGTCCAAATAGATGCTCTTGTAGCGCACGCCCTTCGTCCAGGCGTCGTCGATCTGCGTTTTGATGGCTCCGCGGACCCACTCGGGCGAATGGCAGCGCACCGTGCGCGCCCTGGTGCCATCTGGATCGTTGCCGGTCATTACCGCCGGCCACACGCAGAAAATGCACTTGTAAGGACACCCGCGGCTCGTGATCAGCTGCAGCTGCGGCGCCTCTTGGCCTTTTGGACATGCGTCCCAGTAATTACCGACGGCGACCTCGTCGTGCAGCGGGTAAGGCAGGCTGTCCATCTCTTGCACGGTCAGCAGATCGTGCGCGATCACTCCGCGCTGGCCGCGGATCACGCGCAGCACTTGCTTGTCGTATTCGCCCTGGACGATCGCCGCGATGTTACGGTGCCGCCCCAGGATCTCGTCGGCCTTGGTAATGTCGAGCGGCCCGCATAGGATGATCTGCGCGTTAGTCTTGGCGGCGAACCAATCAATCACTTTCTCGTCGTGCACCCAGGCCGCGGTCGCCGTCTCGAGCACGACCCAGTCAGGTGGCTCGGCGAGGACAGCGTCGAAGAACTGCTGGTAGGATTCGCCGCGTGCGATCGAGTCGCGGATCTCGACTGTCGCCTCTGGCAGTGTCGCCCTGGTGCGAGCGGCGGCCGAAGCTAGGAAGAACGGAAACGGCAGATAGCCTCCGTGTCGGAATTCGCCCGGCGAATGGACCGAATAGCGGGTGAATGGCCAGCGAGATCCGGCGCGCACGCCGATCAGCAGCTGCTGCGTCTTCAGATCCACATCCCACCAGGGAGGGTTAGAGAATAGAACTTTCATAACGTCTGATTTATGGGGTGCTCTTGCGTTTAGCGTCTTATGTATCGGATGCCGTGCTGGCGTCCATCTTCTCAGGTGATGGTAAAAGCTGCAGTGCGAGAGCAACGGCCACCTGCATGGCCTCGCAGTCCCACATGTGATTGGGTCCGGTCTTGGTCCAGCGCCACTCACTGCGCCCAGTGCTCTTGCTGATTCGCTCGCGCTTTACTTCGCCGCGGAGGTGTCGGGCGTACTCCTCGCCGTGATCGGTGCCGCATTCCCACGGGTGCGAGCTGCCGGCGACCAGCGCGGCCAGAACGTCCTTAACCGGATCCGAAGCCCAGAACATATATCGCGCATAACCGCCGGGCACTTGGGTCTGCTTGATGCTCGAGTGGAATTTCTGCACTTTCTGACCGTTCGGCCGGATGTGCACGAATGAGTCGTCGCCGCTACCGTGCAGCGCCGTCCAGCCGAAGCGGATGCAGTCCTCGTACACATGCGCGGTGCTAAACTGCGCGTCTTGAAAGCATAGCTGAGACTCGACCCCAAAGTGCTGCCGAATCCCCTCGGCCTGCTCGGTGGTGCTGAGTTTGCCACGCCAGAGCAGCTGCGAGCCGCCGTCGCTCTTCCAGGCGCGCACAACCGCCCAGAAATGATCGCGCTGGCGGTCGATCGTCATCATGCGGCGGGCCTCGTTCTCGAGCTTCTCGCGGCCCCGGGCGTGCATGTCGGCGAGCGTGTAAGTTCCGCGGAGCTCGACCGTCGTGCGGTTCAGTTGCGCCTCTTCGTTACGCCACGGCAGTGCCAGCCGTTGCATGTAGAAATCGCGCAGCGGGTTGATTTGTCCGCGTTTCTTGAACTCGCCGGCCTGCAGGAACTCGACCGCCAGCTGGCCCATGTCCTCGGCCAGAATCGCGTTCCAGTTAAAAGATCGGTGCTTGCCGTCGCGATCTGCTCGCGGCGCCGAGTAGCGGCCGGTGCTGTTCCAGCGTGCCCGGGTGGTGGCGCTGTTGGCGTGCTCATGCGCGCAGTGCGGACAGATCCAGCGCGTCGAGTTGCGCACCAGTTGCTCGTCCCACATGCCGTTTTCCTTGCGGGCGCCCTCGTCCCACACGACGCAGACGCGCTTGGCCGGATCGTCGGCAGCGCGGCCAAAGAATTCCAGCGGCACGAAGCGCTGGCAGCCGAAACACTGCACCGACCAGATCTGCGCCGTGCCCTCGTGCCAGAGTCGGTCGAAGTCATCATCCGCGTGTGATCCCTGGCTCTCGTTTAGGATCTTGCTGATGCCGTCGCGAGCATAGGCCGAGACGCGCCGACGAGCATGCGTCAGCAGCCCCTGCTTCCAGAGCCAGCACTCGCTGTTCAGCTTCCAGCGGATCGACTTGCTCTGGAGATTATTCAGATTCGCCCCATTAATTATCAGGTAGAAATCGCCGAAGTAGATTTCGCAGGTGGCCGCGTCGTGCTTGTTTTTGGGCAGTAGCCTAGCCACCGGCTCGCAGTTGCGCAGTAGGTTGCGGTAGCGTCCCTTGACATGCTCCGCGGCGCTCTCGTCGTCCTGCTGGGACCACATGATAGGCCCGGGCTCGTTAGCGATGGCCCAGAGGCTGCAGATCTCGACGAAGAGCGTTTTGAGCGTCTGGATCGCGGCACGGCAAGTGACCTCGCGCACGCGCTCATCGGCGACAGCCTCGAATGGCTCGAGCAGGTGCCGGCAGGTGCGGATGTCGAATGCGCCCTGGCGGGCATAGCCTCCGCCTAGCTGCACGAAGTCCCTGGCCCAGTCGTGGATCGGCCGGCGATCTGGAAGCGCCCAGCCGCGGCGCCAGCCCTGCAGGATCTCCAGGCTCATGCGCTCTTCGCCTCCTGGGCGGCGGCCTTGCGCCGTGCGTTTTGCTCTGTCTTCCAGTCCTCAAGCGCGTTCTGCATCGATACGCAGACCAGATCGGCGTGCTCGCGGGCCAGCCGGCGAATGTCGCTCACATCGAGCCCGGCGACCTTGGGCGGTAGCTCGGTGGTAAAGCCCTGGTACATGGCTGATTTTACCCGGGCGGCGAGAAACAGCAGGTAGTTGTCCACATCCTCGGCCGGGATCAGCTTGGCCTCTGCTTGCGCAATCTTGATCTGGTTAAGCCGCACTTCGCTCGCGAGCTTCTCGACCAGCAGTTCCTCGCGCCGCCTGCTTTTGCGCGGTCCAGCCTGGCCGAGCCCATGCCGGTCGATGAAATCGCGCCACTCAGCCTCGACCCAGGCTTTCGGAGCGTCGTCATAT